CCTTTACAAAGTAGACGCCCGCCTCTCTGAAGCCGAGCTTTTGTGACATCTTAGCGAATAGTCTAACTTGCCTGTCGGAGTGTTTGTCTTTGATGATGTCTATGACGAAGCGAACAGCACCGCGGAGAGCACCCCATTGCAAGAACTGTTTAACCAGCAGGAAGGCAACCGGACTTCCTCTGTACGGTCGATCTACATACCACACGTTACTAACTGCCATCTTATCCGAAGAGATGTAGAATGATGACAGTGAACCGATGAAGAAACCTACTGGTACTCCATCACGATATGCGGCCCATCCATTATACGTCATCCTCTCAGGATCGGCCATCTTATAAGTAGCATGTCGAAGTATAGCATCCATAGAGAAGTCCAAGTGCGGTTGTAGTTCTTCGTGTGCTTTTCTGAAGAGAGGTTCTAATACGTATAAGTCATCTGCGGTTAGCATCTCTCTAATATCATACCACGAACCAGCTCGCTTAAGCCGATCAAGTCTACGTTGTCTATGTGTGATCGTCGTTGTCTCAGTCTGCGTCTGCATATGCGGCCTCTAGTGTTTCAATACGTTCCATCGCTTCTTGTAATGCTTTAGTTAATGCTGCAATGACAGGCCACGGGTGAGGGGATTGTAGCACATGACGGTCGTCCTTACTACCGGACGCAGCAGAGGGTAATAGAGTATCCTGTAACTCATGTGCCAAGAAACCCCATCTTATAATGTCATCGCGTTCAACGAGTGGCTTCTTAAGCTGATGTTTATCCACTTCTGGCGTATAGTCCTGATGCTTGTACCTAATAGGCTTCAACGCTTTCACCTTCTCCCACATAGTAGGCATCGTGGAGATATCGCGCTTAACACGATAGTCAGAAGTGAATGCACCTACGTTCGTTGTGTTAATGAAGGCGACCATATAACCAGATGTATAGTACCAGTTATAAGGCTGACCCCAATCAGGTGTACCAGTTGTACCGTTTTTAGTAGCAACACCCCAGAAGTTTGCAGTACAATCAGCTGTTATTTTAACTGCGTTAATCTCAAGTTCGTGTGAGGGATTGCAGAGGAGACGAACGTTATAATCCCCACCGTGACCCGGATGCATCATGTCAATGTAGTATGGACCTTCGATAGCGTAGAAGGTTGGAGTACTATTAGACGTGATGTAGTTTGCGGGATTAAAGTCGTTCGTACCGTACAAACGTCCCGCAGGAGAGTAGAGATGTCCGTGTGGGAATTGATAACTAGAGCCATTCCACTGTAGATAATGGCCTTGTGGTGATAGATATACTACACCACCTCTCACTGCGACATTACCACTGCATTCTAGCGTTGGAGTATAAAGAGTGGAGTCAACAGTCAACGTCCCAAAGATACGCGATCCACCACTATAGAACTGCGCATAATGAGAGGCACCGTTAGCCTGTTGTAGAAGGATCGAACCGCCACCATACCCTCTAATACCGATATTAGCACCATCACCAAAGAAGCCTGCCGCAACGCTATTTCCAAAAGCGAGAGAACCAGACGTTCTCAGTACACCACCAAGAGCCACATCTCGTACAAATGATGCATCTCCATTCGCACCATTAAGTGTGAGCATATTACTCGCGCCAGTAGAATAGATACGGAAGTTATCTGTATTGACTTCTGTACCTAGAAAGAACCTATCGCCTATAGCTGATGTATTAAACCAGCTACCAGCACCGGGACCGTTGACTGTCCAATGACTGTTTCCTACAAGATTAAGCGGACCTGACATCGTGTCGCCAGTACGATCCACCTTTGTAGCGTCTTGTGTATCGACATAAGACTTATCAGGTTTAGCAGCGATTACTGTATTAATTCCATCAATTAGACCATCAACATAACCCTTATGTGTCGCATGTACAGCAGCAGTTGGATTAGCAGCCGGTAGTGATAACGTTCCTGTCATCACCGCAGCAGCACCACCAGCTTTAGCAACCTTCTCAGTATCTAATTCGTAGAGTGCTGCTTGAACGTTGGTCGCTTGTATCCCACCAGACGGGGTTACAGGGAGCACGTCAGAACTGGTAGCGGCGACGATCTGCCATGTCGCGTCACTACCCCTACGTCCGTATATCGAGCCGCTTGTAGGAGCTTCAGGGATGATCCCTTGCGGTCCCTGTGGCCCCGTAGGACCAGCCGGACCTACGTCACCTTCTGGACCCTGAATACCAATTGGCCCAATCTCACCTTGCGGACCACGAATACCACTAACCGCAATCCACCAATCTTCATGTGTACCGCTACCAGCAGCAACTTCCACTTCGACTGTTAAAACTGATCCCGTATAACTACTAACTGCTCCCCACATGTAATCGACTGTAGGATTAAGACTGCTTGCTATAGTAACCTTCGCACCTGGAGCAAAGACGCGACCAGATTGTGTACCGAATATCTTTGTCCCTGTACCAATAGCGACAGACGAGTCAGATGTGCCCATGAGTGATTGAATGAAGTCAACACCCATCCAATATGTAGGATGTGCATTACGATCTTCGTTAAATGTAGTGGGAGGGGAGGCAGATGTGTGATCGATGAAACATTCATACGCCTCTGCTGCGTCGATATCTACAACGCGATCACCCACTTCGTAGTAGATGCTATTCTTCCACACTCCTTTAAGACTCGTAGACCCCGACATTAGATACATAATGCCGTCGATGGTCTTCAGATTGCGCTCATAGTACGTATGCCACGCTGGAAAGTCGAACGTGGGTACTTCAAGATCGAAGTACGTTGTATATTCCTTAACTGGTCCGATGCTCATCGATCTCTTCCCACTATTTTATATCCGAAGATGAAGGCAGAGAAACGGAGAGGTTCGACTGTCGATCCGTAGATGCGAAATTTGAACAACTTGCCTCTAGCTTCGAATGGTAGAGGACGTTGACGAATAGCCATTCTACCAGTGCCGTAATTCTGTTTAGCAACACCGAAACCACCTTCATCACCACCAACCATTTGCATCGATAACAGCGGTGTCCTCGCTCCTGTAATCTTATGTCTATAGAAGTAGTCAATATACATCTCGACAGTGAAACGGTCAGTACCTTTAGCGTCTACGTTGATGAATTTAAGTAGCTTCGTCATATCCCTCTTATCAAAGTCAGCCCACGGAAATTCGATATCGAAATTGATTGGTATTCCGTTGTATATAATCCAATTATCAGGGAACGTCTCACGATCTACTTCAAATGGATCATCAACCGAAGACGTGTGCTCGATTTGACAAGTAAACACTTCATTAGTCAGTGCGTCACGAACCTTTTCACCTACTTTATACAGAGTGTTATTAGCGAATATGTGGTCGTAGAGTCCCTTAAAGTCGGCGAAAATAGGATCATAACGACTACCCATTCTCCAGATATGGCTTTTATCTGCAAGGAATACTCGACCGTATAGTGATGTAGTTCCAGCACGGAAATCCCACCCTCTATAGCGCGACCATGCCTTAATCTTCAGTCCTTTATTATACGTGAGTGCATAAGCAATCGTCTCTGTTCTCTTACGTGTAATGTCCATAGACGTACCGCCGAAGTTAAGCGGTTCGAGGACAACATTCTTAAGACGGAAGGAGATTAGGTTCTCATTTAACACAGCTTCGACTGTGCATTCATCAGGAACGTCAGTCAGTGGTACGTCCGCTCCTGATAGGGAGAACTTCTCACCCTCGACCATACCATGATTAGGCGTGTTTAATACTGCGCGATTAGTACCGACATCCACGAAGAGATAGTAGAGGGGATCGTTCGGCAGACGCACCTTTACATCATCATGATTAGGGACAAATAAGATGTAGCGATTATCATGTGTACTGTAGACCGAGAAGATATCGCGCTCCAATGTCTTCGCTGTTAGACGAGAGATGTTCATCTGCAACATAGGAGCAATGAACTCACTCATCCGACTTGGGATAATGGAGTTATCAAACTGTGACTTAGCGAAACTAGGGACACCGATCGGATCAGCCATTACTAAGTCAAAACCGAGAAACACCATAGACTTATGTGCAATAGCTCCATGTCGCGCTACACTATCAGTAACCTCTGGCCTATGCGTTCCTCCGTCAAAGATACCAAGCTCGACCATCGCTACAGTATCGTCGAACGCTACTGCAAGGAAGTTCCTGAACTTGTTTAATCCACGGATAAACAACGAGGAGCTATTTGTATTGTTGAGTTCTATACCGACACCATCATTAGGAGCAGGACCACCTTCCCATGTCCCTGAGGAATTAGTATTGCTGATGTGTACCTTATAAGGATATAAAGGATCTCCCGCCATTATCAGCCACTTATCAATGGCGCACACATAACGACAAACAGGTACATTCGCTGTACTAAAGGAGTCGCCGGGATCAGCTAGATACGTGCATTGTGGAGTTTTAGAAAAGTCAATTAATAGAGGCTTATCGATACCGTTAACAATGATCAACTGACCCTTGAAGATAGCCGATGATGCGTAGTCAATATTAGACCACCCAGGACCGGGAGTTTCTACGTCAGGGAGAGCGAACGCTTTAGCATGATCCCATATACGTGTAACCTGCATAGCTGCATTGACCTTCACCACCTCTCCTAATGTGTCAATGGCTACAAGGTGATCACTAAAGTATGCAAGTTCGACAATATCACCCGCTAGATAATGTGTATCCTTCGTGATTGTCTTCGCTGCATTATCACTACTAGTAACAGTAGCCTTCGAAGTCATTACAAGATGAAAGCGATTAGCAGTCTCCACTCTCACCCCAAACGTCTTACCTATAACCTCCTCACTCTTCAAACCGAGCATATTCGTCCAACCAGCAACGAACGTGACATGATCCCCACTCACTAAGTTATGAGCAGTGTAATCACATACGAGACTTCGCTGATCGATTGTCCACGATATCGTAAAGACAGGCGACCCTGTTAATACACTTCCCCGTCTGAGGTCAACGAATAACTCCGTGCCCCATCTAACAGATAGGGTGTTATCAACGCCTCTATGAATATTATCCAGCACTGGTTGAAATGATGCTGACAAATTAAGATCATCGTCAACGACATTTAAGCCTCCTCCGAAGTCTCTGATGATCGTTGATTTAGTAGGAGCCATTACCAAGTCATCCAATCAGTAAATGGACTTGCAGCAGGAGCACCGAATGGGATCGGTCCTCTATTCATCGCCTCTCGTAGCTGTGCTTCTCTCTTCGCAGTAGCCTCCATAAACTTCTTCACGCTATTAGGTGCATCCTCATCATCCGCGAGGTAATTGAAGGCAGTCGCGCAGACTAGTAAATCATCATCGATATACACTTCATCGTTAGGCTGAAATGGCTTTGGCTTCGTCCTATATGTAACACGTACATATCCCTCAGTCTCTATAGGGATGATTTGAAATATGCTATCATCAGGAGTGGATGTGTAGAACTTGCGGAATGTAGCTGCATTATAATGAGAAGGAAGCGAAGGAAGAGGTGTCCCTTCCTCCTGCAACCATATAAACCTGATATCGTCTATTCGCTTAATCTTGTTTCGCAGGTCTTCTGTGACCCGTCCATCTATACCATTAAGAGTAAACATCGCCCTATTAGTTGTATACCGCGGCCACCAATAGTGATCGAAGAATACATTAAACTGTCTCTGCATTATAGCTGCGAGCACATCCTCGCTATACTGCTGAACAGAGATACCGGGTTCTTGTCGTAATTCAATGAGCGTCTTACGAATGAGTTCTGCAAACGTCGTCATACTCACCTCCAAGAATAACGGGACCGCTTACACGTATAAGCGATCCCATTACAACTTAACCTGCGAAGTGAGCGATACCATAGAGTTCAGTCAAGTCAGCGAGGCCAATGATAGCGAATGTCTTCACGTTGTTGGAGGCAGACGAGAAGTCAACGCTACCACGAGGATCACTGCTACCAGCAGTCTGAGCAACAGCATTAGATGCACCAGCGACAAACGTTCCCGCAGTTGCAGCAACACCGTCCTCAAGCCAATTCTGCACCGCTACTGTACGATACGGCACACCGAGAACATCCGTAAAGCCGATGTTAACAGTAGTAGCTGCACCGTTAGGAGCAGTCCACGTCAAGAGATCGAGACTGCGATAAATCTTCAGTGAGTTAACCGCAGTCGCTCCATTGAGTGTAAGTGTCTCGCGAATAGGCTGCCCCATATAATCGCGACCAAGAATGGTAACGACGTTTGCAGCAGTGGCGAGTGAGACGAACGAAAGCTGGCGACCAAATGGCCCCATCTTCGAACGATAGTCAGCAGCGAAGACGTTACTAGAACCAGCAACGCCCCAATTTCCACCAGCGAGAATTGCGTTCGCGCTGAGAGCAGGCACCGCACCATAGTCAGCACGATACTCACCAGTCACATAGTCAATATCCGCACTGAACTGCGCGTCCGGTACGTACATATTAACTTGCTGGTTCCACGTATCAAAGTGCTGAGAGTTTACACCTTGCGCCATTAGTTGTCTCCCTTCTTCTTAGGAAGCGGACGTTGGACTGCCCCAACTACATCGCTCGTTTCAAGATCGATGAGTTCAACATATTCGGGATCACCAACGAGACGCTCTACTTCTGTACGGGTTCTCACACGGATAGAGTGGCCTTTCGGAAACTTGAGGATAAACGACGAAGGCTCCTCAATCTCCTTATATTCGAACGTGCGCTTCGTCTTGTCATAAGTAGCGACACGTCTCTTATACGGCCCACCTTCTTCCACCAGGAATTTAGGTACGGGCTTATCGACTCGACTTTGTACTGCTTGTGCCATCTATCTCACTCGTTAATGAGAACGGCATGTGTGCGGTATGCCTTCCAAAGACAGAACTGTCCTTGCCACACAACACGCGATCCGTTTGCGTCAACATTCCACGGCGCGGTAAGATCCTTCACCTTCATGTTCACGTGTTTAAGAACGTGAAGGCGTAGATATTTAGAGTTGATGAAGTATGCCTTATTCACAGGACAGTCTTCATCGTACATCATCGGCACTGATTGATGGCTGACACCTTTGAAACCAAGGTCCATCATCTTCTTGCCGCTGTTGCTCTCACCAAGATTAATGGTGATCTTGTCTCTGACCGCAGCACGATAGATGCGATACAGGTTACGTCCACAAAGAATGATATCGGGCTTCTCACCTTTAACAGTGAGGTCCATCAGCACGTCATCGAACGCCTCTTCAATGTTGGTAGAGTCAATACCGCCTACATTGAAGTCATAGGAGGAGGTTCGCCATTGAGGTTCAGCAGCGCGATTAAGGCCAGCAAGAGTACCAGTAGTCGGATCATCTGGGATAAGCGAGGCCAATCCGAGAGGGTCTGTTCCACCGCCAGCAGCATACAAATAAGCACTAAACTGCTCCTTAATGCTCTCCTCAAGCACTTCCATCTTCGCTTTCATCAGCTTGAAGATTTGTGCTCGTCCTCGGTTCTCATCTTCCTCTTGTTCGGAGATGATAACCGTACCAGCGAAACGCGACCATCCATAACGAATAGTCGTAAACTCGTTGGTCTGATTTACCGGGAGCGTCTGGTAGTACTCATACGTCCCAACGTTAGGATTACGACCAACGGTGAGAGGATTAGTGATTTCCCAACCGCCATCTTCATATTCGACGCGGTTGGTAGCCATCGCCCACGCTACGAATGCGTTGGATTTAACAGCAGCCATGATCAACTTCCCACGAGACTTCGTGAGAGTTGAACTGAGAACAGTTGCTAATGTTGACATTATCCTTGATACCCTGACTCTTGGAGTGCTTCATCAATGATCGAAGCGTAACTACGATCTGGTGAAGCGACCTCTGTCCTGCGTTCTGTCATCCCGTTACTCGGTGGTCTACCGTTAACAATAGGACGACGACGAGATGCTTGTTGCCTCGGCTGACCACCCTGTTGCATCAATTGAGCAAGTTGGGGGCCTAGTGGACTATTGAAATCAAGTCCATTCCGAAGCGCAAACTCGCGTACTCTAAAGTAGCTCTCAACTTCATTGAGGCCCTGTGTACGCATTAAGTTTGCGATAGCATCCTGATGCGGATCAGCGTCAGGGTATTTAGACAAGAATGTGTTATATCGTGTATGGACTGCCTGAGTGACTCGTTCGTTCTCTGCTCGCTCTTTATTAATCTTGTCAAGAGGAGCTAAACGGTCATCAAGCATCTTCCTAATGGCATCGGTTTGAACAGCACCCATGTTCGAACCGAGTAGTTTATTTAAGTCTACACCTTTAGCTGATGCCTCTGCTAGAACAATCTGCACTAGCTGCGCAGGATTATTCTTGAAGAGCGCCATCATGTCAAGGGCCGCAGCGGTTTCATCGGTGTTTAGACCGAGTTTCGCTGGTGCCCCGTTAAGGAATTGCGCCTCGCTTGCTTGTGCTCTTACTTGTTGTAACTCGCGCTCCTTAGCATCTAATAGTCCACGATAACGTCTATTCTGTTCATCAAGTCTACGACCACGACCAGCAGGAGCAACTATATTGCCGCGAGCATCAATTACATTACCAGCTTGATCATAGCGTACTTGACCCTCATCTTGTTGTCGTAATTGTGTGGGGTCTTGCTGTTGCGGCTGTTGTGGTTGGGTTTCGTCAGCCTCTTGTATATTATCAAAGTCATCTCCACCACCACTACCAGTATCTTCCTCAAGACCCGGAACGTCATTTAGTACTGTATCTTCTACCTCGTTATTGAGGGACTCCCTGCGGGGCGCCATTTGCTTGTCCTCTATTAATTGATGGTTGCTTCGGTGTCGCCGAAGTATTAGCTATCTCAGTTACTCTGTTCTGTTGTCCTTGTTGTACCCTCAT